AACACCGTAAGGTGGCGCAAGCATTTGCCAAGACCAACCCCAAGTATGCCGAAATGAATAACCACGCTGCTGACTTGCACGAACACGCAGCAACCGAGAATTCCAAAACTGACGGGCTGAACGCTCGAGGGGCAACTCAGGCTGCTGCTGACGCTTCGCAATCGGCAAATGCTATGGTGATGAACGACTCGACCCCCGTGACGGGTGTGACCACAGGAGGCTCCGTTGCCAACGCCTGATTTCACTACCAGCGCCCTGCTGACTGACCGTTTTGAGGGTGAAGAATACGCTTCTTCGCAGTACGCCCGTATTGCTAAAGCCCTTGCTGATGCCAGCGAACTTTGGAAACGACTTGCCGTGTCACAGGCGAATGGTAGTCCTGATGCCCCGTTGCTAAAGGCTAGGGCGCAACAGGCTACGACTTACGCCCTAAGCATTTCCGGTAAGTAATTACCGATTTAGTCCACGTTCTGCCAGACTTACCAACAAGTCGCCCACAATAGAACGTGCTTCTTCTTCGTCATCATTTGACCCGTCAATGGCACGGTCTACGATAGAACGCTTGTTGTCAATCAGTACGGCAATGTCTTCGTCAATGGTGTTAGCGCACAACATAAGCCAACCAGTCACGCTGTCTTGCTGACCGATACGGTGGCAACGGTCTACTGCTTGTTCCATGTCACTTGGTGTCCACCCTTGCTCGAGGAACAACACATCACTAGCGGCAGTTAGCGTAAGTCCAACCCCAGCGGCTTTGATATTGCAAGCAATCACTTTTTGTTTGTCGTCGTTTTGGAATGCGTCCACGGCTTCTTGACGCTTTTCGGGGGTTAGCCCACCTTGAATTTTCACGCCGTTGCTAAAGTTGTCGGCAATTTCATTTACGACTGAACGGTGCCAACCAAACACCACCAACTTCTTATCGCCATCTACAAAGTTGTCAATCCATTCACGGGCGGCTTCCATTTTGGCTTTGGCGGCTAACTGCTTCAAGGTGGAAATAGCAACCAACTGTTCGGCGGCTCGAGCCTTTAGTGCTTTGCGCCACGCTTCGTTTTGTGCTTCTTTATCCGTTGCGCCCGATTCCAATGCAATTTCCCGTGCTAGGTCGGCTAGGTAATTTACAATGTCTGCTTCCGCTTCACGGTATTCCTTCATCACCTTGGCGTTGCCTTCGACGAACACTTGCGACCAACGCTTTGGGGGCAGTTCAGTTAGCACGTCGGCTTTCCGGCGACGAACGTAACAGGTGGAACGTAGTTTGCGGTTCAGGGCGGCAAGGCTTCGACCACTAGCACTACCATAGGTGTTGCGAAACTTAGTCGCACCACCGAATTCATCTAGACGGTTGATAACCCGTAGTTGGGTGATGATTTCCGTGGGCTGATTGACGATAGGTGTCCCTGATAGGCAGACACGTATGCCACCCTCGACCACCTTGTCCGACAGGCGTACACACGCTTTGGAACGCTGTGCTGACCCGTTCTTGATGTAGTGGCTTTCGTCCAAGACCAATGCCTTGATATGTGGAAATTTATCCACCCAATGGGTAAGTACGTCGTAGTTGATGACGTAGATTTCGGCTTCGGGTACTTCGCCCGTAGTGCCACCTAGAACGGCTACCTTCACGCCCTTTATCCAACGCTTGGCTTCCCGTTCCCAGTTCAGTTTCAGGCTGGCTGGGACGACTATGACTGCTGGAAAAGCATTAGCCGCTTTGACAATGGCTAGACCCTGCGGTGTGTTGTGCGTCACTAGGTAATGCTCTGTGACGTATAAGTGGTCTTGTGCTTCCACGGCAATACAAGTCACCTGCCCACGACCATTGGGCGTAATTGACTTTATGTTTCGGTTAGGTGGATACTTGGTTGGCTTGACCCAATCATTTGCTTTGCGTGGCATAAAGAATGGACAGTCCATCAACTTTATATTTACCCGATACGCCAACTGACCGTAATCAGCACCGTTTTTTGTAGGTTGCTTAGTGCTACGGCGCACTACACCGCCGAGACTTTGAACCAACTCCGTCACCCCATCAGCAAGGTCTTTACTAATGCTTACAAACTCGTTCGTTCCGTCTTTACCGGCAAATCCGTCAGTGTCCATTAGACCACGCAACAGGGCAAGGCGGTTTTCGGGCGTTGAGCGTAAGTACATTTCGGGAATAAACTTTTCGCCAGACCCTAGGCGAAGCCCCAACTTACTTAGCGTGCGCCCTAGTTCATTTGGCAGACCTGCCCTTGGTGATACAAGGCGATAGTCGTATTCGCCGTGCTTAGTCATACCCATACCCTCAGGTATACGCTTTTTGACTTCCTCAATAATAAATTCATCTGCTGATGTGACACTTATGCTCGCACCGCCTAAACAACCGTCACCCAACAGCACTCCTAAAAGGTAAGGGTCAATTGGTAGCGGTTCGTTGCCCTCAAAGTAAACAGGCTGAACTAATGGGATTTTCCATTTTGAGTTGCCAGCGCCGTCTATGAGATTTTCTGCGAGGTAGTTAGTATCTCTAACTTGCCATTCGTCGGGCTTACGGTATCCGTTTTGGACACTCTGAACTGCCCATAGGTGGTCGCCCGATACGTCTAAGGTTGAACCGTCATTGAAGCCAACGGTGAACACATCCATTTCGCCACGAGGGAATACTCCCGTGACTTTTGTGGCGTGTCCGTTAGACCCAATCACCTCATCGCCAACCGATAAGTTCTCAATGTTTGTCCAGCCCTTAGGCGTAAGAACTTTTGTTCCGTGAACCTGCGCCTTACCTAATCCCATTTCGTCGCCTACAAGTACGCCACCAGTGGTTGGCGTGTTTTGCTTCCATTCGCCTTCGTGGTGTTCGTATCCCATTGCTTGCATAGCGTAAGCAACACCGGCACGTTGGAACGGGAACAATTTGTACTGCTCGTCACCAAACCCCTTGATGTCAATGTCGGCATCGTGCGCCTGTGATGACTCGATAATTTCTGCCACCGTGTCTGCTTCGATAAACAACAGTTCCGCATCTTTGGAAATTTCAACTTCGTGCTTGGTGACGAAATCCCTTACTTCTTGGACACTTTCTACAGGGATAACCCAAACACGTTCGTCTGGTGACCACACAGACCCAGGCATCTGCCTAATTTCGCTGACCATGTTTGATTGGTAGTTGAAGGTGATGGCAAATTTGTCATGCAACACGCCAATCTTGGGGCAAGGTTTGATTTCTTCGCCGTGCAATCGCTTGACATCTTCGGTCAGGAAAAGTTGGTGCTTCGCTGCCAATTCCTTGACTGCCATTACGTTTTCTTTTGGGGTAGACCACGTTTTGTCTTCGGCGTTGTAATGACGTTGGCTTAGGCTACGGACGGAATCAAGGATTTCTACGTTGTAGTCAAACCTGATTACAAGTTGCCCTTTTTCTAAAACTACTTCACCATTCCATTTGGCATTTTCTATTGGCGGTACTTTGCCTAGAAATTCTTTGGCACGGTCAGATACCGGCACTTTGTTCTTTTCAGCCCAGCCCAATACTGCGCCGTACTTTTCCTTTGCTACGACCCAGCCTTTGATGTCACGGTTCCATACTGCGGTCAGGGGGACTTTAGGGTACAGTGGCTCACCGTAGGGGATAAACACCACCACGTGATTGTTTCTAATGTCTACTGCCTTAACACCACGTGCAATAGCCTTTGATTTTTCGGACACGATTGGTTCAGGGACTTTGCTAAAGTCAATGCCTATCCGTTGCAGTTGCTCACGGTACTTACCCAGCATCTGCCACGCTTCTAGTGCCATTTCTGGCGACCACGCTTCGTCTGGTACTTGGGCTAGGCGATTGCCAAACTTGGTATCCCCACCGTTGAAGCCAACACCGTCACGTCGAACTGCGCCATCATCTTGATTGGCTAAAGCACGAACGGCATTTGCAAGTAACGGGTAACTAGGCATACATCACTATTATACCCTAGTTTAGTTGCTAGGTCAAGTATAGCGAAATTGCTATAACCGGCAAAACTACTTAGTATCTCGGTTGTGGTGCTTGTACAAGGCTTGGTCGGTGGTTTCAGCCCACTCCGCAATCTTGCGCCACGTGACACCCTTTTCACGAAGTCGGGTGACGGTCTGGCGACGTTCACGACCCAATTCAATGACTTGCTGTTCGTGCTTGCGCATTTCACGGCAGATGTCACGAATGTGCGAAAGAAGCGATGCTACTTCTGGTGAAAAGTCGGCTTCGACTTCCTTGCGAGCGTCGAGGGGGGTAGTGAAATCGTCGTTGGGGGTCATAGTGTTTCTCCTTGTACCGATTTAGTATAGTAGGGTTTCCAAAGTCGGGTGGTGTTATGTCACACCCTTGTGCTACTTGACTTGAACAATGGTTAGCGATAAACCGTCTTTGCCGTACTTCGGCGCAAGGAAAGTCAATTTTACCACGATTTGGGCGTGGTCGTCAATAAGTATCCCAGCATCTACCAATCCGTCAATAGCCGCTTTTGCTAAAGGTGCGCACCCAAATGCAACGTCTTGCCGATACCTTGCATTTAGAACGTAAGGCTGAATAATAATTTCGACCTGCTCCATGTGCGGAATCATCGCCGCTTGTGCTAATTCGCAAAACGCCTTTCGCCATTCTTTTGTTATTTTTGCCCTAACCATGTGGTGTACGGTTCTTTCTTTGTTTATTCCAAAGTTAGGACGGGATTCATACGTAACCGTGTAAGACTTCATTTTTTTTCCCAATTTTCCAGCGTTTCTTTGGCTTGCAGTTTTATTTCACTATACGCCTGTTGGTCAATTAATATTAGTTTTTCGTTTGGGTAGAACAATGCAAATCTTTTTAACTTTTCCTTGCCTTGTTCCGTAAGCCACCCTTTGACTTCGTGCCACTCATATTCGTTTGTTTTTTTCACCAAGAAATCCGGCGTGTAAAACTTTGCACCTGCGTCTGTCGGAAACTCAAAGGTTTTTGGTTCGTATTGCCAACTTTCTATTTCCCCCGTACCAATCAAATAATTTAACCATCTTGCGTAGTTTGCTTCCCAAGATGACCTAAAGTATTGGTTATTCAAGTCGGCTCGTTTCCCCCCCTTGCCCCTAGTAAAATGCTTAGTCGGACTTCCGCCCAGTCGTAGTTGTTCCTCACGTCCTTTCCGCATTGCGGTAATGGACTTTTCCCTGAATTTTTTGTCATTTGCCATTCTTTGCCGTGAGTGTTCGGCATACAGTTTTTTGTTTTCTTCAGTGTGCTTATGCCCCGTCATTCCTTTTGGGTGGGGGTATCGGCTCCATTTACCGCCATTGCCACAGGCAGACGAACAATAAAATCTGTCGTGTTGTTTTTGCTGAAATATTTGCCCGCAGTTTTTGCAAGGGATTTTTGGCAACGTAACGGGTCGTCCAGCAGGGTTGTTAGAAACGCCTTTCATAGCGAAATAACTGTAAAAGGTGGGCGTGAGTTTGTGGTGTGGTAGCCCGTTGCTTTCATCACTAATTCCATACGTTGCTGTGGTGTCACGTCTTTACGTTCCAATACAAACAATGCGCTTAGTGCTGACTGTGCGCTAGCCCCCGTAGCCCCATAGTTCTCGGCGGATTTCACTACGCCAAAATCGGAACCTATTTCGTAAATGCCCGTTTTATTGGCTACCAACACTGACCAGTCAGTAGGGAAAATTGCTTCGTTAGACTTGCTAATAAGAAAATCACGGATTTTGTACGGGTCGCCAATATTGCTTTTCCGAAGAATGTCCATTATTCGGAACGAACCGGCTACGCCAACCAAACTTGTATCGGATTTCCAAACCTTTGGTTCTGCCGAAATAATGACCGTGGTGTCGTCAAATGCGCCACCGTCCCCAGCCATCCACACTTGCTTACGGTCTTTCCAAGCGGCTATACAGGTCACCCTATAAGGCTACTAGTAGATTTCACTAATACTTAATTCGAGGAACGCTTGGGATTGGAGTGGGGTTGTTAGCCATAACGCTACCCTTGATTTAGTACGTGCTTCTTTGCTTCCAATTCGGCTTGTACTTTGCTTACCCAACGTGGGGGCCACCAGCCACACGTGCAATACGTTTCGTACAATGTGGTGT